ATTCTCAGTCTGCTGACACTGGTCATACTGTGGCAGCGATTGCGACGCCAGCCACAATCGGTGTTACAACGACGTTTTCGGCAAGCCCGTCGGTCCCGGCAACTGTTACACCGGCAACGCTCGCCTGTCCGGTAGTAATTGTTTCAACAGTTACTGCGAATCTAATCGTTGTACATGCTGGTATAGAAGTCCCAGCTACCCTCCCTAGTGCCACAATCTCTGCGACTGTTACACCGGCTGCTGTGGCGTGTCAGGCAACATTCCCCGGCCATACGCTGTACATAACTGTTGATGCGACACCGGGAGTCATTGCTGGTACAACAACAATACCTTCAGCAACTGCTAGCGGTAACTTTACAGCTACCCCAGCAACTATTGCTATAACAGCAAATATTCCTTCAGTGGAAATGTATGAACGGTTGGTTATGCCAACAGAAAATACATTGCCACGAGCAATTAACCCACAAGATAGTTCTCCTGCTGCTTATGCACTAATGAGACATTTTGCACCCGGAGCTAAAGGAACAAATATTTTTATAATCAACGGAACAACAGTACAAACATATTTGCCAGCTAATTGGTCTACTGTAACTCGTTGGATATATGGGGGACATGAGAGTCCAACTGATTTATCATCTACAGAAGTATCACTTTTAGCCGCTGCTGGCTATTCGTTTAACGCAGGACCAGAATAATGCCAATTTATGTTTACCGTTGTCTTGATTGTGGGCTATCGCATGATATTCGTCATGGCTTTAACGAAACTTACGACGGAGTATGTCAAGAATGTGCTGGAGTAGTTCGTAAATACTTTGGACAAGTTCATATTTCTGCTTCTGCTACACCGACAAAAGGTATGCATGATGGAAAAGCAATTGATTGGGCTGGGAGTAAAGCTAAAGAAAGAGCCAAAGAAAAAGATATGGACGCCTATAAACGTCTTCGATCTGAAGGTATTCAGCCGAAGGGCATTGATGGCGCTGCCAAAATGGAACGAGAAGCATCTACTACACACGAAATTACAGCAGGAACTTTGCTTCAAGGTCCAAAATCAGAGAAAAAACGTAAAGAAAAAGCCCTTAACGATGTTCTTGGGAGCAAATAGTGACAGCACAAATATGGATTGATGAAACAAGAGACATGCTGTTATCAGGTTATGTTGAAGAACTTTTGTTAGTTGGGGCTCCAGCAGTAGAAAACAATACAGGCACAGCTTTTACAATTAGCGAAGCAGCTAACTCAGGCATAGTAAAAGGTGTCATTATAGAAATAAACGAAGAACTTATGTACGTTACATCGGTAGATGGAACAACAGTTAATGTTCTTAGAGGTTATGGCGGTTCAACAGCATCTTCTACAGGGCATGCAGTTAATTCAATAGTAAGAGTTTCTCCTAAATTTCCTACACATAGAATTATTGATGCTTTAAACCATGATTTGCGTGATCTCTCTGCACCAAATTCTGGAATGTTCCAAATGAAATCAACAAGTTTTATTTACAATGCACCTACAGATGGATACGACTTAACTGGTTTAACAAGCGAAGAAGTGCAATCAATTTATTCTGTAACTTATGCAGAGATTGGTGTAGAAGCACGAGAGCCTGCTGTTAGTTCTTGGAAACTAAAACGAAATAGAGATACAGCTACGTTTTCCAGCGGTATGGCACTAATTCTTTACGGAGCAGCATGGCCCGGTAAAAAAGTAACTGTTCTTTACAAATCTCCTTTTGGTTCTGTGACTAATGGAAGCACAACATTGGCGTCTACTGGTATGCCAACTACTGCTTATGATTTACCTCCTCTTGGGGCAGCTATGGCGTTAATGACTACACGTCCAATACGACGAGAGTTTTTAGATGCTGAAGGCACATCAAGAATGGCTGAAGAAGTACCGCCCGGCGCAATATCAGCATCTTTTAGAGATCTAATGGGTCGTAGAAGGTCACGTTTAGAAGCTGAATCAGCACGATTAGCAGCTATGTACCCTCAAAACCTTAAAGACAACTCGTCGAGTAGACCAGTTGGCAACTGGGGCCGGTACTGGTCGTGAGTTTTAATGCTGAATCGTTACCAGTTGAACTGGATGGTGTCTCTTATTTAGTTGACACTACACAGTATCGACGTACAACGGTTCCTGTTGCTCGTCAACAACGAGACAACAGCAGAGAAGCTGGAGAAAACACTTTAGACACAACTGGTGCATGGGTGCGTTCTCAAACTGACTGGTCTTTAGGAGCAGGACAACTTTATTTAGATAACGAAGACTCAGACAGAAAACGATTTTATTCTTCTTCTGGAATTGACATATGGACTAAAGGACAAATTACTTTACTCCCTGTAACTGAAACACCAACTGGTACAAATACTCCATCGTTTACAACAGGTGAAATTTTTACGTTAGCTGTAACTAATTCATCTGGAGTTGAATACATTTATGTTGGGCAAGCAAACAAACTTTTTTGGGCAACAAGTCCTGCTGGCTCTTCTCCAACATGGAACGCAAGCGCCGGAATAACTGTTGGTGGCACAATAACTAGTCTTACTAGCGATGGAACTGACGTATATATTGGTTTTGCTAGCGGAATAACTGTTGAAAAATCAACTATAGGTTCAAGTTCAACTAGTTCTTTTGGTTCTTTAACTCCGAATCTTATAAAAATTGTTGCAGGACGTATCGTTGCTGCTGACGACAATTCAATATTTGAATTAGATGCTGCTGGCGCAAAAGCTTCTTCCTCATTGGACTACTCATTACCTATTAGTTCTAGCGAATGGGTTTCTATAACTGCTGGGGCTAATGGAATTTACGCAGCAGCAAACACTGATAACTCAGGATCTATTTATTACATAGGAGTAAGCAGCGCAGACGGAACTTTGCTAACACCAACCATTGCTGCATCTTTACCTCGCAACGAAACAATCAACGAAATTCTTGCATACGGTGGAGTGCTAGGTATAGCAACTAGCGTTGGATTTCGTGTCGGTTTAATAGACCAAAGCTCATCCGGTGTAACAATTGGACCTGTTATAGATACAGGTGGTGAAGCATTCGCATTAGAAGCAGACGAAAAATTTATGTGGTGGGGCACTAACTACGGCACAGCTTACAGAGCAAACCTAGCTACATTCACAGACACACTGGTTCCTGCTTACGCAACCGATCTTGTTTCAGCAGCATCAGCAACAGCTTCAGATAAAATAACTTCTTTAACACGTATTAAAAATGCAGGGACACCCAAACTATTTATGGGAGTCGAAAGTTCCGGCACCGCAGTATTGCAAAGAGAGCACTACAACAACGAACGAGTCGCATCAGGGTCTTTAATTGTTGGCGAAATAACTTGGTCAACTGTTGTGCCCAAACTTTTACGCTCAGGTGTTATTGATTTAGACCGTTCACAATACGAAAACCTTAAACGTGTTTACCCTGCAACTGGTGTAACTTACAACGCAGCTACCGGCACATACACACTGGGCTCAGAAACAACTACACCTGTCGGCAGCATTACTTTAACTGCTCGTAACGGCGCTAACACTGCCTCTGTAATCCCTTCATCAGGTTCATTACAAACAGGCATCCCAGAAACTTTTACCTTTTCAGACAACGTAAACACTGCTATCTCTTACGACTTAACGATCACACTTACTCGTTCAGCATCAGATGCAACCAAAGCACCTGTTTGTCACGACTGGCAATGCACGGCTGTAGCTGTACCTCGACGCATAGACGAAATTATTTTGCCTGTTGTTTTAAGACGAAACGTTTTAACAGCACGTAACTCTGGCGCACCCGTAGCATTAGCTGCCGGAGCGACCTTTACAAAACTTCGTAACTTAATGGAAAGTGGTAACTCGATTGTTTACAAAGAAGGCAGCCGCTCAGAAACAGTAACTATAGAGCGTTTAGAAATGCAACCTGAACGACTATCCGATGATGGGTCGTGGTGGGAAGGTACGCTATTAGCACGGCTCCTGACAGTTCCGACTTAGCCGTAAGGGATATGTCTAAAGTTCTTTTCTTTGACATTGAAACAGCACCTAACTTGTCTTACGTGTGGGGTCAATGGCAACAAGATGTCATCGAGCACGCCAGAGAGTGGTACATCATATGTTTTTCATACAAATGGGAACACGAAAAGAAAACACACGTCGTATCTTTAAACGACTTTGATCTCTACAACGAAGATCCTGAAAATGATTTCGATGTTGTTTACAAACTCTGGCAATTATTAGATGAAGCAGACATAGTAATAGGCCACAACTCAGACGCATTCGATATTAAAAAAGCTAACGCACGTTTTGTTTACCATAATTTTGGACCAACTGGCCCTTACCAAACGGTTGACACATTAAAAATCGCACGTAAACATTTTAAATTTAACAGCAACAGACTCGGACATCTCGGGGAACACCTTGGGCTCGGAGGAAAAGAAGTCACAGGAGGATTCCAAACATGGGCAGGTTGTATGAAGGGTGAAGCTAAAGCGTGGGGAACCATGAAGAAGTATGCCAAACAAGACGTAGATCTGTTGGTAGATGTTTACGAACGGTTACGTCCGTGGATGACAAACCATCCTAATAGAAACGTAATTGATTCAACTTCTCGTCATTGTCCTACATGTGGCAGCGACAGGTTACAAAAACGTGGGATTCGGTGTACTCGAACAATGAGTTACCAAACATATCAATGTCAACGTTGTCGTTCTTATTGCAGAGAAAGACTAACTAATAGCTCTGCACGTCCCGAAGTAGTTTAATCAAAATTATATCTAGCTCGTAACGGTCCACGTTCTTGATCAGGCGCAAGAATACGTTCTTTGCATTTTTTGCAACGACATTCTCCAATTAAATATTTAGCAAGAGTGCCATGCTTTTTAAAATCTTTTTTCTCCCAGCGGATGTGGCCGAGATCATCCATGAACATTAGTAATCTTCAGGATTAGACGCATCATCCTTAAATAGTTCAGCTACACGCATGGCTTCTTCTTTGCTACGAAACCATTCACGTATTTGGCTATCACAAATAACGGCATATCCTCGGACACTTAATCCGGCGCCTATTCGTGCTGGTACTTCTTGGACTTTAATTTTCATCGCTTTTCTCCAATCACGATGTCACCTTTATTTTACCACGCTAAGTGTTAAGGGCGGGGTATCGAAAGTAAAAAGGAGAGTAAAAACTCTCGATACCCCATTACCGAGAACCCATCCCCGGCTAGCCCTTACCTAAATCTTTTCGTAGTTCTCTCAATCTTTTTATATTTTCATCCATTGGCAACGCATCGCGTTTATCTATTGCCATGGCATTCAAAGTCTTTTCGATGTTAGCAACGTTACTTGGATTTTGCACTACCTTTTTTTCGTCAGCTATACGACGCAAAGCAGTTTCAAAAGCTTTCTCTGTAAAAGCCCAAGTAACATTCAATGCTTCGTAACACTCATTTAATGACCACCCTGCTGTATGTGCAGTTTCAACAATGTGTCTAATCCTAAGTGGCTTTACACCAAAAGGTTTTTTATCCAGTTCCTTCCACCATCTGTTCAGCATCTGACTCAGATCCTTGAACTCTGGTGTCGAAGGCACTTCCAACTTGATTACCTCTCCCATCTAATCTCTCCTTTATTAATTGGGCAAAAGTATGCATTTCCATAACAACATACGCACCGCCAGTTCCAAAGTTACGTCTTTTAACTAACGCTGCACTGAATTTGGCGTCTGCGTTTATTCGTTCTTGCTCTGTTTCTTTCATAATTTGAGACAAAGAAGACAAAGCATCCTTCCTGTTTTTACATTCAAACACAAATTCAGGAAGGTCAAGGCACCGAATATCTCCGACATCTTTAGTACCTACAAGCGGGAGTCTCATAAACTCATGCTTTGTGTAGCTTTCAAGATACCTAACACACTCAGTTTCCCAAGCAGTCCCCTTCTGTTTAGCTTTGCTCATTCAAACTCTTCAATATCTGGTGGATAATCTTCGTCACCCTCAACATAATTATCGTAAAAGTCAAATGAAGTTTGAATAACAAATGACATGCTTTGCATCATCTTGTTGTTAGGGTCCATCTCTCCATTACTAGGATGATTGTCAAACCCATCAATAATTTTTGCTGCTTTCATTTCTATACGATTAGCAAAATCTTTAGGAACAACAAAAGATAAAATTGTGAGTTCATCGTTAAGAATGGGTACGATCACACTGTCCATTAAAAGGGCTCCTCACCATCTGCAAAAGCATTTTGTACAGTCTCTACTGCTGCTTTCGTAACTCTATCACTAGGGCTACCCTTAGGATGCCAACGCCATGAAGGACCACCTTCGTCAGCGTAAAGACATAATTTAGTGCGATTTTCACCTTCTTTCGTTTCCCATTTATCTTGTTTCATACGACCAGTAAACATGACACGACTTCCTTTAGGTAACTCTGCAATGCGTTCAGCTAAATCGCCAAAGCATTTAACATCGAACCAATGAGTTTCTTTAGTGTCATCTCTGCCAGTTGTAACAGCTACAGGCACAGTGATAAAAGCATTACCTGATTGAGCGTAACGTAATGTTAAATCACTACCTGTGTTTCCTGCTATAGATATATTACTCATTTTCTTCTTCCTCTCTTTTATTGAGAATGTCTGCGAGAACATAGTTCCCGTCATGTTTATGCCAGAGATGTAAGCCAAGACCTAATCTCATAGCACACCTTTTAATACCATCAGACGCACAAGCTTTTAAACGTGCTCCGTCTGTTTTCCAGTTGTTTGGATTTTCGCATTCACCAACCTCTTGTATCGAGGTAGTTCGTCCATCAATGTCAACAGTAAGAGTGCAGAGGCAACCAGTAAGAGTACCGTCAGCATCCCGAACAAGAGTATCAATAGCAAAATCATATGGACCTACTATCCCTAATAGAAACTGCGACACAACGCCATGAGGCACATATGAAGCAGAAAACTTTCCCGGTTTAGTTTCAATAAACCTGTCGGAAAATGGTGTTGCTAATTTATTTAACTGACTCATCAGTCTCCTTTGTTACAAGATTAATTACATCAACAATGTCTATGTCACCATGCTGTTCGCACACGTCATAGTACGGGCAGTAATTACACTCCCAAGGAATTTCTGTTCCCCAATACGACCGCAAACCTTCCGGTATAACACCAGTATTCAGGTAGCTTTTAGCCATACGTGCATGGTCTTCTAAAAAATACGTAGTAGCTGTACTAATAGGTGTTCCACTTTCATCAAACGAATCATAAATATCGTAAAGCCACTCAACCATGTCGCCAGCACGAGCGCTATCTTTCCAACGTCCCGGCGTAGCATCACTACACATGTAAACCAAATGTATTTTTGTTACACCTAACGCTAAAGCATATGCACACGCTTGAAACAAGTGCTCTTCTTTGGGCCCTTCGTTTCGTGCTTTACGAAATCCGTAGTTTCGCATTGTTTTAATTTCTAAAACAGTTCCATCACGACTACTCGGATTACTATGCGACGCATAATAAACACCATCAGCATGACCAGACGTTAAACACTCAGGGATACTGACTTCAACTTCACACTCGAAATTAGGCACCCGTTCTTTAAACGCTGACTGAATATGCTCATGCATTATGTTGCCTATTTCTTTAGCAACAAACCCATTCACAGCATTAGGTCCTGCTTCTATGCGAGGCAATCCCATTCCATCAAACACCTGCTTACGTGCACACGTAGTCACATTAGATATTCGAAGGAAAGAACCGTCTGCGGTAGGTTTACTCGCAGGATGACGTATGTAATCTTCCAGCACACTTTGTGCCGGACCCGTTTCGTACTGCATCATTCTCCCTTTCTACATGCAGTATATCAATTTCCTCGGGCCTCATCAATGCGGCGATCCCAATAATTCGACTCAGCAACTTCGATAGCTTCGAGCATTTCTTCATACTCATCGTCACTTAAATCTGCATAAGGATCATCAGGTGGGTCAGGGCTAATATACACGTCCATTATTACTCCTTCCAATATTCGTAATAGTAAGTAGGTGTCGTACGCCATATGTACTGCGGACCAGCATGACGTTTCTTACGTTTAGATAACCGAGTTTCTTGACGATTACAGCCTTCACAAACAACAGGCTCAATCAACCCAGCCCGCTGCGCTTGCTTCATCAACGGACCAAGCACCCGAGCATTATCTAACTTGACATTCATAGCTTCTAAAACAGCATGAACTTCATCAGTAGTCCACGAGTTATGTGGCGCTGTACTACGACAGACTTTAGCTATGGCATGTTTAGCAGCAAGTTTCTGAGATGGACGAGCACCTAACTCTGCCCGTGCCATCCCAATATCACGTTGCTGCCTTCCCTCACTCTCCGACATAGCTACGTGCCATGTTCAATATAGCTTTAGCTACAGCATTAATGAAAGTGTCATCGTCAGGGTCAAAGACTGGGTTGTCTTCTAAATACATTGAAATGTGATAACTAATATCATTTTCTATTGCATTAGTCACAACGTGTTCTACCTCCCCACTGTCTCTGATTACATCAGCAACGATGTCACCTACGATGTCACAGAACGTGCCGTCATTAGCAAGTTCTCGTGTATCTATATCTACTGTTATCTCCATTTTTTTTCCTTTATTTATAAGAATTAATAAGAGAGGATGCCTCTACATCTAAGTCGCTCTGGTTACCCGTACGAGCACATCCTCTCTTATAAACTTTTACCCAACTACAAGCGCTTTAGCAGCTTTCTCAGTCATAGGCAACTTGCCAAACATAACGTTAGCTTGGTGTCTACGAGTACGTTGATCGCTACTCTTAATACCTTTAAGCGCTTTATCTTTCTGCTCCCATGCTTGAACAGCCATAAGTGCACCCCATCTAGTGTTACGCACACCAGTTATATCTTCATCATTGTAGAACCTAGAATTAAGATCTTTTCTAGTGTTCACCCAACGAGTCAACTGATTGTGAAAACCCTGAGGAGTTAATGAATGATCCATATTAAGCGGTCGAGGCCCAATAAGATCAACAACTAAATTATCCCACTGTTGATCAACAAACATCTGATTAGACATTCGTTCAATCTGTGCAGCATATTGTGTATGACGTTCATACCCTGCACACAACTCTTCAACAGCTTCTTGCATCATCTCTTGTGGATTACCCATCTTCTTAAACCTGAAGACAGCATTCTTATCTAAGATGTTCCATTTGAATGTATTCGCACACACAACAGCAGTTGCAGATTGAGTAGCGACCAAAGGGACTTGCTTATCGTGACCGTTGCCAATGTTAAACATCGACTCAACTTTTGACCAACCCGGAATGTTTATCTCATCTTTGAATTTAAGAGATACATAACCGACAGCACCATTGTCATACGTGCCTACTGATTCAATAGTTTCAACGAGCCCAGTATCAATAAGTAACCCAGTTAAATCATCAATCATAAATCGATGTTGAACTATTTGATACTTAGGACTTACTTCTGCATAAGCATAAGCGTAATTATTCATCTTCAAGACATCTCTGCCTTCAAGAATTACACCTACTTCATCATGCTCAATGTGTATTGGGTGACGATGAACTTCGCACCAGTCAAAAGCATCACGAGCTTCTTCCCAATCAATATGTCCAATATTACCTAAACGATGCCAAGGTGTTTCTCGATACTTAGCATGTTGAATATCAAGTGGCGTCATTTGATGTGACATTTTTCTCCGTTTCTTTGTTAATAGCTTGCAATAACTTCAACATTGTCTCTTGATCGATGCCTTCTAAAGACAAACCACCAATAGATATATGCCATGTGTCATCACTAAAACGAGCAGCCCATACATAACTTGAACCTTCGCCATAACGCACAGTGGCTTGCAATGTTTCTTTATTCTTGAATACAAGTTCACGTTCCTCTTGACACGCTTCGTTGTAAACATCTGTCCTAACACGTAAATACTTCACGTATTCTCCCTTTCATATTGAGATCTTCGGGAGAGAGGACTTTGTTTATGGGAACGACGTCCCCTCTCCCTTTCTTATGACCTTTCAGGAAATATTATACCAACAATAAATCCAAGGGAAAACCTCCTTCGAGGCTGGATTTATGCAGGATTAAGCATCCAAAAGGTCACGTTCTATAGCGACCACAGGTCCAAAGCCGCCACTTCAATTCAGTATGTTCCACAATGTAGAACGCAAACCGGGTTGACTGTTCAACATCAAACCTGTTATCCCATTTATCTTTAAAAGTTTCGTACCAAAAGTACTTATTAATTTGGAACAATCCATGATCTGCACCGTTATAAGCATTCGGATTATGCAATGACTCACACCACGCAATACCTAACGCATTTACACAATTATCCGCAAAATACTCACAAACAATCGGTGCAACTTCAGAATGAGGTGGCTCATGGTTGATCGCAGCGAAATCAAGTATCGACCAAATCACTAACCACAAATTCACATCATCCCTCTCGCACGCAAGATCTCCTCACGAGTAAACGCATCACTAAACACAACTGGCTTATCACGACTACCAGAAGGCTTCTTATTCTTACGTTTTTCATCCCGCAACTCTTGACCATGCACACGCCACGCATCACGACACGGCGCACACCGGCAACCATTTCCATACCAAGTAGCTGACGGTTTCCCCTTACATTTAGCAGCCATTAACAACTAAACCTTTCGGCTCATATTTTCCATATCATTCATCATGCTATTCAAATCACCATTAATGTGAACCATCAACTCACGCAACTCAGTAATGCGAGCACTCCACACCATATTGTCCGTATCATCACCAAACGCAATAGTACGCCTAGCCTTTTGCTCTTCAAGCTCGTATATACGCAACTTCAAATACGCAGCAATACGTTCAGCAGTAATCAAATCAAACTTAGCTAAAAGATTACTGTTCCAAATATCTTGTTTAGTCATACAACTACCCCTTCTTCCTCAATATTGAGATTTTCCCAAATACAATCACACACGTAAAAGCCCGTGCGTTGAGCCATAATAATTTCTCGATCTGTTAATGACGCCTCAGGAAAGACCACCTGTACTGGCGCTTCGCCATCAAGATATCTAACCATTGAATCACGATCAACTTCAACAGATACATTTTTATTGCAATGCAAACACGTAGCTTGCAACATAACTACTGACATATTTATCTCCTTTTACCGACATTCCATGCTGCCCACCATATCCGACCTACCACAAACGTAGGAACAAAAATAGGTACACAACTAAGTACCCTCATCCAAACCAGTTCAGGATCTACCAAACCAAAAACCAGTTCAAAGTCCATAACATTTACAACCATTTACTAAATGCCTTTCTGATAGTGAATACTTACGTTCTCCCGGGGGGGAGAGGCACAGCACTACAGCCGAGGTACGAGGCTGGCGCAGTGACCAATGTTTGACCGCCCAAAGCCCCTAAAGCTTTTGGGGCTCAATGCCCCGGAAGCTTTATAAGATCGGGTTGGGGGTCCGGGGGAGGGGGCGATCTCTCGCCTCCGCCCTCCGGTCTGATCCAAACCGAAGAGTTTGGCGTCCTGCCGAGGGCGTTACTCGGCCCCCGAGCGGGAAGCGGGATATCTTTGGGCTGGGGGCGGGCTGCCCAGAATTTCTGAGAGCGTCGTTGTTGTCTCCAGAAATTCTAGGAGCAGGGCGCTCATAAATCATTTGCCCCGCAGGGCCCCCGGAGGGAAATTTTTTTTGGGGGAAATTACATGCTCGACCCCAAAAAGCACAAAGGGCCCTCCTGGGCTCACGCACTACGAGTCCAAGAGGGCCGATTTTCTTTGTGCTAGAAGCTCACACCAGAAGTGTCACCGGGTTTATCGACCGAGCTAGTGTCAAAGTCTGCTTTACGTTCCTTGCGGACTTTGGACTGTGCTCGACGAACGTCGACCATAGCGGCGGCTATCTCTGACACTGCGTCATCTTGGATCTTGCGTATTTCTTGCAATCTCCACATAACGACCTTTTCGCCAGCGTTCTTGTGTGGCTGGCCATTCTCGTCGAAGTCAGGCCACACGGCTACTTCGTTGTTTGCGTTGTACTCGTAACGAGAATCGTCAAAGCTCCAGCGGCATATCGCTGGCTTCGTGTCCCGTGGCGTTTTGTCGGCTGTTTCTGGGCCTACCGGAATTTCTGCGACATGCCACATGACGCAATCTTCTTGCGACATGAACTCAATTTTTCCCGAGTTGTTTTGCTTGCCTCGGGTGTGCTCACGATGTGCACGCAGGAACGACACGTTGGCTTGTTCGTGAATTTTATACGAACCCCAACCTTCTGTTCCGATCATCGGTTCGTCATCTATCGAATCGCATTGCACATCGATAGACGTTAAACCGTTTTTTATCGTACGGGCTTCAAGTAATCCCTGAAGCTCGACGATCCTCTGATCTAGTTGCTGCTGTGCTCGATCGAACGCATCCGATCTATCGCCACGCCGATCAACATCGGCATTTTGATTTATCTCTTCTTGTTTTTGTTCTTGCTCTGATTTGTTAATCATTTTTATTTATTCCTTATTTTTGGGTATCCGCTGTTGCGGCTGGGTGTTCGACTAGGTCTGGGGAAAGTTCCCGCAGAATACGTCGAGCGACTAGGTTGCAGTCATGCTTTACCGCATGACCACATTCACACATAGACCAATGGTCTGTTCGTGTTGCAAGGTGCACAAGTTCGAACGGGCGGTGATGATTCCAAAAGGAGGACATCATCCACGCTTCTGACTGATTTGCCATAGCTATCCTTTGTTTGGGTTGTTCTCGATTGTATCGAACAAATCAGATCTAATCAATTACAAATACAAGGTTTAGCGCTCGGATGAGTTGCGAGCCGACAAACTCTCGACTCAGCTAGTCGGTTTGTTTCCCGACGCACTGATTCGAGACTTCGAGCCGACAAAGCGCACTGCTACTCGACAGGACTAAATCGCCACGCCGCTTGCTTGCGGCCAAGCGATTTATTCCGTGTAGTCGAGAAGCTGTAAGCGACTCGGCACTTTGAGAGGCAAGTCATCGAGGGCGACAATCGAGCCATGGTAAGACGCCCCAGCTACAAGCCCAATCGTCAAAGAATCGATAGCTTACGATTGCGAGCGCTCGCAGCAATCGTTATCGATTCCGGACGATCTTGGGATGCCGGCTGTGGTGGATTGCCAGCAGATCGAGTTAGCCCGGACACAACACCAATCAATCGTTTTGGCTCGCAACACAGTCGCTCGCTAAACACACAGGGAGCGGTAGCGAGCGCAAAGACCATCACGATTATTTGATCGAGAACAACGAAAAGTCTTTGCTTCTTTGGGCTTTGGCAAAGAAGTCGTGCCGAAGGCATCACGGCCGCCAGCCCTAAAGCCACAAATTCCACCACCAAACTACACCACCAGACCAACCAACAAGCCACGCCACCTCCCTTCACCAGCCATCTCTAAAGCTCACACACCAACAACACACAAGCATCCAACCCCCTAACACACCACCAACCCCAACAGCAATCTCTGTAGTCTTGCTGGCTGGGGGTGGTTTGCTTGGTTTAGTTGGTACCCCCTACCCTTTGACTGAAGCTGAGTGGGTTGGGGCTGGGCGGTCAAACATTGGGCACGGCGCTGGGGTGATGTGCCGAACCCCCCCTCTCTACATACATGACTATCGTTGTTTTGGGTAGTTTGGTTCAGGTGTTTGTTCGTGCGTGGTTATGTCCTTGGTATCCTCCGAGTGTTGAGGCCTCTCTTGCCTTGACCTAGCCGTGCGGTACTGGTCGCTCCGTGCCCCCCGGTTGGGCCGTCGTGTCTGGACACGGAGTCAGATGCCCCTCTGACGGGCGATCGAACCGTTGTTAGCGGCGAGTGCGTTTGTACTGTATCATTTTGTGACGGGGGGTTCTACTGTTTTGGAGTTTTTATGGCTGATAAAAGAGAAAAGCTTGTTGATCGGGAGCGTGCCCGTGTTGATTCGGAAGAAATTTTTCGGTTGATGCGTGGTAATGGCAACCAGTCTCGGATTAATGACGGGAAAGCGTCTTCGTCGTAGATGTCTAGGACTGTTCCTTCTCCTAAGAGGTCAGCTTCTTATTATAGAAAAAACGCTAAGGCGCGAGCTAAGAAAGCTGCTTATGATAAGGCTTTTAATGCTCGTCCTGAGCAGAAAAAAGATCGGGCTGCTCATGGGCGTGCCCGGTATAAGGCTCAAAAGGCTGGAACTGTGAAATCTAATCAAGATATGGTGAGGGGGAAGGGGGGCAAGCTGCGTGCTGGTAATCGATCTAAGAATCGTGCTCGAAAATGACTATCGAGGACGTTGCTGATCGTGCCGATGCATGGTCTAAAGCAATTAAAACAATTGTAAAAGCTATTTCTGCTGTCGGTATTGCTATCGGTACTGCTGTTGCGGCGCTTATAGCGTTATGGCCTTCGGGAGATACACCTAATCCTCCGCCGCCACCCCCTGCCGCTGTTGCGGAAGGTATGGGGTATGGGCCACAATGTTCGCAACTTTACAATACTATAGAACACACTTGGACAGAATCACAATGGACTGTCTGGGAATCATTGAAAAGAGATTTAGGTTGTTAAATGCCTGCTAAACCAGACCCTCGATTAAAACGTGCCGGAGTTAGTGGGTATAACAAACCCAAACGCACTCCTAACCATAAAACTAAATCGCATGTTGTTGTAGCTAAATCAGGTAATCAAATTAAAACAATCCGATTTGGTCAGCAAGGCGTTAAGGGTGCAGGTAAAAACCCTAAAAGCGCTAAACAAAAAGCTCGTAAGTCGTCATTTAAAGCTCGTCACGCAAAAAACATAAGCAAGGGGAAGATGTCTGCCGCATATTGGGCAAACAAAACAAAGTGGTAACTAGTGACTATTTACGGTTGCGACTGTGAAGGGGAAGAATGCGTTTGCCATTTTTACCATTACGACTGCTCTTGTAATAATTGTCCACATTGTGCTGATGATTGTTTTTGTTTCGATTATGCACACCCCATAGATGAAGATTTTGAAGGACCGTTAATGGAACCATTGACACTTATGGAAGTATTTGAACAACACCCTGAATTACTTGGTGAACGTTTAGATGCAGTTCTTGTTGACCCGTTTGATGACGACGAAGTAATTGAATGCGATTTAGAAAATCCTGATATTTGTGATTCTTGCCAATAAGGGGGCAATATGCCATCTGGTAAAGCGACAACTGTAGAAAAATGGGCGGATTATCTAGCGTTCCGCCGTCAAGGGAAATCTTTGTATGCAGCTTCAAAAGAAGTAGGGCTCTCTTACCACGCTTGCCGAGACGCAGAAAATGGCAAAGCTCCGAGAAATTTCATCGCCGCCCAAGAAGCTCTGGGCAAAACAATTCAACCAGAGGTACCCGGACATGATGACCTTTGTCCTGAAGCGCAGGCTGCTTACGACAATATCGAAGTCTTTGCCAAAAGGTATTTCGGCATTATTTTACAACCATGGCAGATTGAAGCAACCGAACGGATCATGGGTCTCCTCGAAACCGAGTTCGAAGAATATGTAGTTATTAATGCTCCTCCGGGGACAGGAAAATCTACGTTTTTTGCTAAAGTACTACCTGCATGGGCAACTGTGCGGAATCGGGCCATCCGTGGGATGATCGGGTCTTCTACGCAGCGTTTAGCTGAATGGTATTGCCGCAGGTTGCGTGCCGAGTTAGATCGAGCGCATCCAGTTAGAGCCGAATTAAACGATGTTCGTTTAAATTTGGCGGTTGACGCTGAAGCTACGCTGCAAGAAGATTTTGGGATGTTTAAACCAGATTCTTCTGAAATATGGCGCGCTGAAGCATTTACTGTGCTACAAAAGGATGACACTCCGTTAAGCCAAAAAGAACCCACATGGTCAGCTTTCGGAATGGACTCTGGTTTTCTTGGTGGCCGTTTCGATTTAGTCATATGGGACGACGTGTACGACCCACGCAAAATGCGTTCCGCAGAAGCACGGGAAGATATGCGTCGTTGGTGGGACGAAGTAGCAGAAACCCGACTAGAACCCGGCGGTTTGCTGGTTTTACAGGGACAACGCATGTCAGCAGATGACATCTACAGGTATGCGTTAGACAAAGTTGCACCCCCAGATGATTACGAATTGGATGAATTTGATACTGAAGACGCACCAGAGGAATGGCGCAAATACCATCACCTCAAATATCAAGCACATTATGACGAATTGTGTTCACACGATACTGAACAACACAAGCCCGGTGGCAAACCTTGGCCCGAAGGATGTTTACTATACCCACGACGGCTCCCATGGCGACGATTACGTCACATTAAGGCACAAACTCCTGACCGATTTGAGGTCTTGTACCAGCAATCGGATGTAAACCCTGCCAACGTTTTAGTTGACCCATTATGGGTATCAGGTGGAGATGGACAAGATGGGGTACATCACCCCGGTTGTTGGGACAACGATCGAGATTTGTGGGAATTACCTGCAAATGTTGGTGGCGAAATGTTTGTTATAGCTACCGCAGATCCTTCTCCAGCAAATTATTGGGCTATCCAATGCTGGGCTTACAACCCTGAAACAGAGTTTCGTTATCTTTTAGAGTCATATCGGCGTAAGATGGATGCACCGTCCTTTTTGGATTGGAACCATGAACACCAAACATTCACTGGCGTAGCCGAAGAATGGTGGCAAATTAGCAACGAAATTGGTCACCCAATTACACATTGGGTAATCGAAGCGAACGCTGCCCAAAAGTTCATACTCCAATACGATCATTTTCGACGTTGGGCGGCACTACGCAATGTCCAACTTATCCCGCATTACACGCATTCTAAAAACAAAGGCGACCCCAAGTACGGGGTGCAAATGCTCGCTCCGTTATGGCGTGTTGGCCGAGTGCGTTTGCCCGGTAAACAGAACACTGAAGCAAGACCTCACTCGTTACTTTTGGTCAACGAAGTAACAAGATGGAACGCTGAAGGGACGGGTGCCCGAACAGACGACTGTGTTATGGCACAATGGTTCCTAGAGCATAATTTAGAAAAACTCTATACTCCGACTATAGTAAACAACAAACAATGGCGGCCATCATGGATTTCCGCATAACGCAATTAGCGGTGAGGTAAAAGTGAAATCAATTGATGAGATCATGGCAATATACAGTGCACGATCTCGTGTCAACGACAGCGCTAAAGGCCGGATGCGTGAGTTGCGAGATTATTATAACGGGGATGTTATCGTACCGCTACCAGAATTAAATTCTGACGAACAATCAGCGGTTGCTAATCTTTTAGCGCAAGGGCTTGACCAAACAGCTATGCGTATAGCTTCAACAAGCCCAGATATTTTTTGTCCTCCTACAGACACACGAACGAAACGTGCTAGAGATAACGCATCAATAAGACGGCGAGCCCTTTTTGGTTGGTGGGAAAACAGCCGAATGGATTTGCAGTTGTCAAAGCGTGCACGTCATTTGATTGGTTACGCTACAACTTGCGCTCAATTACGATTTAACGCAAAACTTGGATGTCCAGAATGGCATTTACGTGACCCATTGACTGCATACCCTGCACAAATGTTAGGCGTAGATGATTTACGTCCACGAGATATTATTTTTGCATACGAAAGATCACTTGCTTGGTGCAAACAGCAATACCCAGAAGCTGCTCGTAGATTTGCGGCAGAAGGAAAAGCTGATTTAGACCAAGGTATTGAGCTTATTGAATACATTGATAATGAAGAACAAGTTTTAATTGGTAGCAGAGCACCAATACCTACAACTATGTTTTCTCGCCCAGACGAAGAAAACGCAGGAATAGTAATAGAGCTTGAACGAACACCTAACCCTCTTGGGCAAGTGCCAGTTGTTTGTGCACAACGTATAAGTCTTGACAATGCACAAGGTCAATTTGATGGCATTTTAGGAATGTACCAAATGCAAGCTCGGTTAATGGCTCTTGAAGTTATAGCTGTGCAAAAAGGAGTTTTCCCTGATACGTACCTTGTAGGTCGAGCAGGCGAAACTCCGCAAATTGTAAATCCAGCCGATGGACTAACTGGCGAAGTTGGTGTAGTTCGTGGTGGCGATTTACGAGATATGCAAATGCAACCCGGTTATATGACTAACCCTGCAATTGACAGACTTGAACGAGCGCAACGTTTAACTGCTGGTATACCGCAAGAATTTGGTGGCGAATCAACATCAAATATTCGGACCGGTCGCCGGGGGGACGCTGTGCTATCAGCCGTAGTTGATTTTACAGTTCAAGAAGCACAACGAATTATGGCTCGTTCTCTTCAAGAAGAAAATAAAGTTGCCATTGATATGGCAAAAGCATACGCAGGTAACCGACCACGCAGTTTTTATGTCAGTACTAAAAATGTAAAAGGCCGTGTAGATTACCGCCCGAACGAAAATTTTGACTCTACTGATAATGTTGTTTCTTACTCGCATCCGGGGGCTGATATTAATAATCTTGTTATTGGGGGTGGGCAACGTGTTGGTATGGGCACTATGTCGAAGCATTCGTTCATGGCGATTGACCCGCTCGTTGACGATCCAGAATTTGAACACGACACAGTAATAGGAGAGCAGTTAGAACAAGCTCTTCTTTCTTCTGTGCAACAACAAGCAGCAGAAGGGATTATCCCTCCAGCAGATTTGGCTCGCATTATGGATCTTGTAACTAATGATCAAATGGAACTTGCTGGCGCTGTAGAAAAAGTACAAAAAGAAGCCCAAGAACGACAAGCCGAAATGGTAGATCCGTTAGCTCCTGAAGCTCAACCCGGATTAGCTCTTCCCGGCATGGGAGCAGAGTCTATGCCTGCTGAACCTTTACCGGGAGATGAAGCAATGGCACCTTCTCTTGAAGAACTTATTGGTGCGCTCTAATGGTTAGACCAAGAAAACAAGCTCCGCAAGCTGCAACTGGACAAGAATACGGTGCAGCAAAAGAACAATTACAAGCACAAGAAATGATGCCTTTGCCAGAAGACGTAACAGCAATGGGAAGACCAGCATCAATTTCTCCTGCGGATACTCCACCAGCTTTTGGTCCTAGTATGCGACCTGAAGAATCAATTACTGAACCTGCAATGCAACAACCTCCTGCATCCGGGGTAACAGTAGATAGAGCACGGAACTTTTTGCAAATACTCCCAGTACTTTTGCCTTTAGCTTCGTCTGATTATTCTTCTTCAGCTACTCGCAGAGCTATACGACAAATGGAACGTGTAGCTTTGCAAATGCCACGAGAATCAATTGCACCAGAAACTGGTAATTATGGGGATACCTAGCCGAGCATCAGGCATCGCTAATGCAGCGTTTCAAGCAACAGCTTCAGGCGTTGAACTATTTACAGATATTGTCAAAGGCGTTTACGACGACGAAGATGAATATGATGGTGTAGCAGGCACTATTTGGGGTTCATGGAATGACAATGTTTTAGGCGAAGGCGGCGTTTTACAAAGTCTTTTTGGGCCTGAAGGTGTAGGCGGCCAAATAATTGGCGGGTTACCTGAATACGATCCAGAAACAGATCCTTGGTGGATGGCAGGACCCGGCGCATTACGTACAGGTGGCCGTCCAATATTTAACGCAGCGTTTGACGCTATAGACACTGTTTACGAATACGGTGTAGATCGACCTATAGCTGTAGCTATTACTTTAGCTAATGCCGGTCTTATGGACGGTTTTGTTCTTAACTATCTTGACCCACGAGTATGGCAACAAGTAAACGAAATTCTTGGTGTAGCTCAGTACGGTCAAATTCTTGGTGATGAATTTGCTTCGTGGCTTCCTGAAGGTGAAGGTGGCGGGCGAAGTTCTGGACAAGCTTTAGCTTTAATGGTTAATCGGACAAACATTTTAGATCCGACAGAAGTAGAACGTGTTGAAGGCACTGCTCAATACAAAATTATGTCTGGCATTGCTGATGCTGCAATGCAATGGTATTTAGATCCTTCGAATATTGCAGGCATGGCTGTTAGAGGAGCAAAAGCTTCCAACATCCAAAAAATGAAAGCGCTTGTAGCTGAAGGAAACTATCAAGCAGTTTTAGATACAACTGGCTACAGAAACTTTAAAGAAGCAATTAATGATTTAAGTATTCAAGTTGACGGGTTAAGTGAACAATTTCGGAAAGGACAGGGGTTCACTAAATCTGACGAAAGTTTAATAAACAAATTATCAATACAAATTTGGAAAGCTGCTCGGAAAGGCAATCTTGGTCGAGGTTTTAAAAACTTTACGATAGACCAAGCAAAATCTTACGCTGTTTTATCTGGCGGTCTTGACATTAACAAGATGGACCAAGCTTTTGATTATTTAATCCGCATACAACTTGGTGATGTGCAAGCTCTTGATGATATGCGAAACATTGCTACTGACTGGGTTAGATCAACTTTAGAAGGCGGTCTTTACGCAGAACTTTTAGAAGTCGGTGATGAACTAAAACATTTAGACCAACTTGAAGAACGCATTGCTTTTGGACTTAGCGACGAAGCAGGTGATACCGCAATTCTTTTTGAAGAATACCCAGAACTAATGGGTGAACGGTTAGACCCTGCAAGCGTTATGGACACAACAAAACCAACACCATTAACTGCGGATACAACGCTGACCGTTGATGACATTATCGAAAATAAAAATCTTATAGAACAAAGGTTAAAGCAACGACAAAGAGAAATTGAAAGCGAACTGTTTATAAACGAATACGCTTCAATGCCGTTTGCTGCTGCCTTAATTATGAAACAAGAACGGTTGCGGACTATGGCACAATACGTGTCAAACCGTGGCGAACATGCTGGTTTAAATAATTTCGATGAAATGACAAACGCAGACAGCGACCTTGTTACAGCTGCTGCTAACGAAATTTTGATTGAAAATCAAATCAATATTCTAGATCCGCTTCCACAAATTGGCGAAATGTCTAAAAGCGGAATAGCTGCAAAAACATTTATTTCTCAATCAAAGTTTGGTCAATCAGTTGGCAACAACATGATTGTTCGAGCAATTGTAGAAAAAATCCCGCATCAATTAATGAACTGGGATGACCCAGCACAACAAGTAATTACATTTGAACGAATGCTTCGAGATGCACAAAATGTTGTGTATGACGGAGTAGATCTTGTAACACACACAGGTAGAGATATAGACGCAGTTTTAGGACGATTCACTGATTTAAAAACTCAACGAGAAAAACGAGAATTTTTTGATTCAACAGTTCAAGGTTTAAACCAAGGATTAGTAACTCTTTTCCATGGCAAAACCGCAATCACAGACAACATGCGTGAAATGACTAGTGTTTTGCAACGTCAATGGGGACGAGCACAAGATACTTTGCGTGAAAAAGCACGAGTAGATCGACGTTATTCAAACTCAGATTACACAATTGTCGATCACGCAAGTGACGGAGTAATTGACCGACGGTATCTTCCGCTAACACCAGCCCAGTTAAGAGAAGCATCGTTAGTTCCTCGTTACGATCTTTACCAACAAGCATTTGGTGATGTTCCGGGTACAGTGCCTACAACTAAATTCCAAAAAGCTATGCAAGATGCTGCAATAGCAGGTAAAGCAGGGGCTCGTGCAACATTAGGAGCAGCACAAAAAGTATCTACAGCTTTTACGTCAGTATGGTCACGGTCAGTTTTGTTACGTCCAGCTTGGCCTTTGCGAGTCATCATTGACGAAGCTGCACGTTCTGCCGCAACAATTGGAGCGCAAGCAACAATTCAAGGTTTAGCTTCAGGAATGAACGACCTTAGAGTCGCATGGTTCCGTAAACACGGAATTGATGTTGGCGATCCAATAATGCAAGAAATGTTGTCAGAACTTATGGCAGGGCAACGTGCTGACGAAGTAGCAGCTTTAGGCCCAATTTCTGCAACTATGCAACCAGCAGAATTTCTTCCTAAACGCTGGAAAGAATGGGAAGACGGTCCTTGGGAATTAGCTCCTGACGATTACAACGAAATTTTGCAATCATGGAACAAAGCTGAAGCAGCGGGTAACACTACTAGAAGCACCCAAGAACTTGTTGAAGAAGTTATTGCTCGTGAATACGGTGCTAAACGAATTTTTAAACGAACAGCTTTAACAACAGGGCTTGGTTTGTTACTTGCTGGTCCTGTTGGGGCTATGTCATTTGCAGGTCTTTATTATTTGCAGGCACGAAACACATTGCAACGTGTAGCAAGATCTGAAATTAACGCAAATCAAATGTTTGCTTTACGCCAAGTAGCTCACGGTGATCTGCGAGCAGAAATAGACAACCTTCGTAAACAAGTATCAGAACTTGATCCAGATGATGTTGCTACTGCACGTCGGTTAGGACAAGAAGCAGAAGAACTACAAACAGCTACTCGTCTTTTAGAAACACAAGCTGAAAATCTTACTGTTCACGAACAAATGTTAAAAGACAAACTTAAAGCATCTAACAGAGATCTTTACGACAATTTCGATAAAGTCGGTTTGTTAGCTGCTGAAAGCGGATACAACAACTTTTATGTTGGTGGTTATTCAGTAGAAAATGCTTTTGGAAATACCCCAACAGACGTATCTATTTACAAAAACGCAATTTCTTCAGACAATTCAATGCGTCAAATTTGGGATGGCACATCAGTTGTTCAACGCCGCACAAACCGGCAACGTTCTCGTGAACAATACGATGTAATGGATACGCAACAACGGCCTGTTTTTGCTAAAGCGTATAACGACACAGTTAATAGACAATGGTTACCTAAAGGTGATGCAAACGGACCATTTCAAAAATTTATGCGGTTGTTTTGGGAAGGCAAAACAGACGAAGAAATATTTAGATTTATGCAAAACGAAGGCAGAGTTGTAAGAGATGCTTTCGGAGATGAACTAGCAAATCCAGAATCACTGCGTAATCACATTGAAAAAATACGTATTGAAGCAAATGCTTACATACCTAATCTTCCTGAGTTTGCACACTTACGTAAAAAAGCAGCAACTGGCGGACAAATTGATTGGGTAAGAGACATAGTTCCAGTTATTGAAAAACGATTTAATGGCAACGTAGAAGAAGTACGTCAAGCCGCAAATACAAACGACTTTGGAAAAGTAGTAGCAGATGCTTCTTTCCAAGACATTGTTGATAAAAAAGTATTACAAGTACGAGTTATGGGGTGGCTTGATAACGCATTTGAAAATATAGGCACAATGCCAACCGATGCTTTAACTAGAAGCACCGTGTTTAACGCTGTCTACCAGCGAGAAGTAGCACGTCAACTTGGCGGTCTTGAAAATACTCCTAACAATTTTAGATTGACAGGCAAAACAGTAAAGCAAATAGAAGATCGAGCCCGTGTAGTTGCTATGTCAGAAACAAAAGATCTTCTTTATGATCTTGCTGAACGAGGCAGGTTTGAAGAAATAGTTTCAAACTTAATGCCGTTCGTTGGAGCGTGGCAAGAAGTTGTTACCCGATGGAGCGGTATAGCGGTTGACAATCCTTTAATGATTGCCCAAGTAGTTCGTAACTGGCGTTTGTTAGACGCAGAAGATGACGAAGGTACAAAACTTTCAATATTCCGTTTGCCAGATATTTTAAAATATGAATGGCAATATGGAGCAAACGTAAAGCTATTTGGCAAAGCATCAATTCTTGCAGATACTGCTGTAAATCTAAACGTTAAATCAGCTTCAATGATTGGTGGATTACCCGGAGTTGGGCCACTTATTAGTTACCCGGTTTCTGAAGCAGTAATAGCTAATCCAGAACTTGAAGATGCAGTTGGATGGATACTTCCTTTCGGAGTTTATGAAGGACAAAGATCTCTTTCCAGATTTATTTCAGCTTCTACATCTCCATGGCAACGAGCAGTAGCAGGTTCTTACACAGGAGGTCTTGGATTAGATACTCCTGAACGTGCAAAAACAATGTTGCGTATCACAATGGATCTTGCTGCCGAGTATGAAGCAGGTGGCGACACTATTGATAATGAATACGACTGGGGTGTTTTTGAAGACGAAGTAGCACGCCGCACAAATCAAGTTTTAATGATTCGTGCTTTTGGTGCTTTAAATCTTCCTTTCTCATTCAGAATGCAATCACCTCATTGGTCAATCATTGAGGAATACCACGAAGTCTTAAAAGAAAACGGTGTTGATGCAGCAGACACATGGTTATTACATAACCATGCAGATCTTTGGGTTGTAACTGGCCGTCAAACAGCAGCAGCAGGTGTAGCTACAGCAACGTTAGAAGGACAAAGAGGATATTTACGACACAAAGAATTATCTGACGCTTGGCCTGAAATTGGTGGGTTTATTATTGGACGTGTTGGCGCAGCAGATGTTCGATTTAACTTTAGTAAAGCAACTCAAATGAAAGAGTTAGAAGAAGGACGCCGAATTAATTTAACGCCTAGAGATATTTATGAAGGCGCTCAACAAACTCGTGGTTGGAAAACGTGGAACGAAGTTACAGACCACATTACTGATGAATTAAATGCAAAAATGCGGTTAGGTGAATCTGGAGATATACAAGCCCATCCAGAACTTCTTCAATTCCGACGAGCAGCGGCAGTAGCTAACGGACAAGAAAACCCTGCTTGGTACCGAGAGTATTTAGCACCAAATAACCCGTATACAGCAGCACGCATAATGCAAGGATTCAGAGAAGTAATTTCTGATCCAACGTTTGATTACAGACCAGAATGGCCGTTTGTTCAACGCTTTGTTGATTTACATGATTCAGTTGCATCTTCTATGAAAGCAAGAGCAGAAGATAGCGGCAATCTTGAATTTTTAAAACTTAGTTATGAAGGGAACGTAGACCTTAAACGCAGTTGGCATGAAGGTGTAATAGAATTGCGTTTACGACCTGATTTCGTAGATATTTACGATCGTTACTTCAGCAAAATTGAATCAGTTGTACCTACTAATTTTCCTTGGAATTTCCCTATGATGAATCGCAATAAAGAGTTGACCTGATGGCTGACGAAGACAACCCAAATTCTGCTGCAAAGCAACGTTCAAAAGCATTGAGATACTCAGAAACATACGAAGGTCCTGCTGCTGTGAGCCCAATGTCACGGGCACTTTTTGACGCATTATCTTTAGGTGGTTCTACCGCTGAATTAGCTGATTTAATGATCCAAGCATCTGATGATCCAGAAATATTAGAGTATGCCCAAGTAACCCAAGGCATTCCGCCTTATAGATCAAATGTTGACCCTAGAGGATTTCAACCCGGCAATATGATACCGGGTATCAATGATCTTTTAATGGCCGCTCCGTTTCCTGTAAGCATTCTTGGATTTGGTGCTAGTCGGATGCAAGAAGGCGAAGAGTCAAAACTTGCTCGTCAAGAAATAAAAGAAATACAAAAACAATTAGAAGGTTTTGAACGTTTAACTGAAGATCAAAAATTAGAAATGACAGAAGAACTGGCTTACCCCGGTGACTTTGACATGATTATTGATCTTTACGATATGGGTAATGTTTTAGGCGAACGAATGCCGCTTTTCTACGGCAATCTTAGTTTGACAGAACGAGGCTTATTCGCCGAAACCCCCAGCTATAAAACTTTAACTGCTGAACAAATCAAAAAAGCAAATCCTGATTGGGACGATCAACGAGTTAATGATCTTCTTACACCGCCTTTTGACAGTTCAGCGGGTCGTGCTCTTGGTGCTATGAATGCTCGTTATGCATCAATAATGGTTCCTATTTCTGCTCAAAGAGCACAGTCAATGGGTTACGCACAAGACGCTATTGGAGAAATGGAGCGTGTAGATTACCAATTGCTAGCTCCGGGTGAAGACACTCCACAAGGTTTAGAAGCATGGGGGCCTGAAGCAGAAGTCCAAATTGAAGAAGGCGAATTTGTTTTCGGTATAGATGACGCTCTTGCATATTATGAAGCGTTACAACCAGATCAACAACGACAATTCGCTATGAGTCTTTTAGCGTTAGGGTTTATGGATGAACAATCTGCACAAGGAGTGCAATGGTTGCTTGACCCTGACCAAGTGTTTACTGATGATGCTGTAAGACTTGCTTTAACAAAAGCAGCAGACGATTACGGTCGAGAATTACAAGATGTTTTTGGTGTTGCTGACCCAACGAACTTAGAAGAAACAGGTATCGAAGGCGAAGCCCGAGGCAAATTTATACCTATGTTAGGGCGTCCCGGTGGCATGTTCGATACTGAAGAAGCTCAAATAGACGATTTTGAATCGTTTATTCGTCAAGCTCGAATAACTGCCGGGTATCTTGCTTCAGTCCCAACTGAATCAATTACACAAACAGTTAATGAATGGTCGTGGCGTAACCTTGGCAGAGCAGCAGATCCAAGTCTTATTCGTATGGGTTTAAATCTTGCAACTGAAATTAATGAAAGTCCTTCGAATTTGAAACCCGGTGGAGTTAGGTTTGGAGAACTTGCAGCAGGTGTTGAATCAGGGTTACGTGCAGGTGCTAGCGAAGAAGAACTTAAATTTAATCAAGGCAATGTATTAAACAGAGTTTTGACAGCATATTTGGCGAGAGGCTAGTTATGGCTAGGTTTGTTGATAGAAACGAAAATTGGAGTAAAGCTTCTACAGTTCCTGAAACACAAGTAGCTATAGCCCTTTACAACATTGGTGTTAGAGGAAAAGATTTAACAGATCTTTTAGCTATTGCTTATGGAGAAAACGGCCATCCTTGGAGTACCGGACGTATCGCTTTAAATGGCAGAAACAAAAATCTTGGGGTTGAAGATTCGTGGGGGATATTTCAAATAAATCGAGATCCAACAGCAAGAGGTGGTTCTATAGGTGACGTAATTTGGGAACGACCGGGTTACGAATCAAAAGGCCAAGCGTTTAATTCTTTAGAGGGCAATATGAAAGCGTTAGCAGTAACGCTTTCTGCGTTTTTAAAAACTAAAGACGGTGCTGTTCGTAAACAACGAAGCGGTAGAGGTGGCGTTTTTAATCATTGGTCGGCTTATAAAAGCGCAAATTGGGAAGCAAGAACAACTAGAGCTTTTGATGTAGCTAATTCAGTTTTGCCTGATTCTTGGAATAGAAACGAAACTCGTTGGGATACGTTAAGACGTAAAACGTGGACTGATCCTCTTATAGTTGGTGAATCTAAAGCAAACATTGGGCTTGTGCAGTTAATGGCAGGGCTCGACGTTGATGGAATAGCTGGCTCAAAAACACGAGAAGTAGCAGAGCAAGACGCTAACGGTTTTTGGCGGTTAAAGCCGGGGACTCCTGTTGATCCTAATATTTCTGGACAATTTGAACCGGGAGAGTACGAATACCCAGATTATGAATCAATAGTTGGAAGACGTGCTCCAGTTGTTCCCGGTGGCGGTCCTGTTATTTGGAATGATCTTGGCGAAATTGTAAGCGGAGATTCCCCTGTAATGGGTGAAGAAATTTCTTTTCAAGACGTTAATAACGATGGAGAAACTGTAACAACAGAACAATTTGAAGGTGGTAACCCAGAAGGTTTTGACCCTTGGGCTGCTGGTGATTTTGCTACTTTTAATCCTACAGGACAACTTGTAAATGCTCCCGGTGAAATAGCTGGTGCTCTTGGCTTTTTGCGTGGACGTGCTGACGCAAAAGTATTTGATCCTAGAACTGGGCAAGAATACGATTTTATTTCGTATATGGAATCGTCGCTTAGAGGCGATGAACCCCCTGAAATAATTGCTCAATGGATTGATACTTGGCTTCCACGCACAGCTTGGTATCAAAATACGCCTTCAACTGTTCGGACACGAATTGCTGAATGGTATTCACAAGGAATGGGCGCAGGTCAAGATGCATGGACTGGCGCTCGAAAAGGCAAAGTACAGCCTTATTATGATACTTTGCAAAATCTTATGGCAAGAGAAGGGTTTGAAGCTCCAGACGAAGCGTTATGGGAAGCAGCAAAACTTGGATATTTCCATGACTGGGATGAAAACAAATTCATTAGATTTTTTAGTGGTGAAGTAGTTGACGGTGAAAAAAGTAGTCAAGGCGATGTTTTCTTTTCAACAGCAACATCACCTGCTGGCAATATCGCAAACATAAAATCAGCTATGCGAACATCTGCAAATACTTATTTAATTTCGATGACACCTTCAGAAGAACGTGCATTAGCGAAACGTGTTTTTACTGGCGAAGTTCCAGTACAAAACATTGATCAAGTTTTTCGAGAAAAAGCTCGTTTGCTTTATCCTTATTTGGCTGACTTTTATGATGCAGGCGGCAACACAATAGAGTTTTTAAATCAATACGATCCGATAGTCCAACGAATGTTAGGGCGTTCTGCTGAATGGAATGGCCGAGATTATTCAATGGGGCAAGCTGCTTTAAATGGTGATTTAACTGATTTGTTTTATTACAGACAACGTGGGGGCAATTCGTTAGATCAAATACAAATGGGAGATCCAGAAACTCCGGGTGCATACCAAGCTTTAGATCCGTTTGGTAGACCAGAAAATATTACGCCTAAACAAGATCGACCTCTTACAGTTCAAGAATTTAAATTAGCTATTAAACGTAGCGGAGAGTACCAACAAAGTGGCTATGCGTTAGCTGAAATGGGTCAACTTCTTAATTACTTAGGTGCAGGAATGGGAGCAACACCGTAATGGCTACAAAAGAAACGCTTCGTCGAGGTAGTGACAATGATGTTGTTTTGCAATTACAACAAATATTGTTTCCTCAATCTCCTGAAGAATGGGACGGTAAATTTGGTCCTCGTACTGAAAGCGCAGTTAAAGGTTTTCAACAAGCACACGGTTTGTCTCCAGATGGGGTTGTTGGTCCTTTAACAGCAGCGGTTATTAATGCTATTGGTCCACAAATTCTTGATCCTGAAGGATTAGGAGTACAAAATCCTGCTGTAAATGTGCCTGCATTAACTGATGCAGCATCTTTAGGCGTAGATTATCCTGAGCAAGAACCGTTTTTTGCTTTACCAGAAACTCCAACTGAAAGTTCACAACCAAATCTTGATACAGGTGGAGATACTCCATTTCCTGATACAGGTGGAGATACTGACGATACTTTTTCTGACAGTTTTGTTCCACCTGCAACTGGACTTCCTAACGAAGAAGCAGTTTTTGAAGAAATTGCAGATCAGTTTTTTGTAAATCCTAACGCAATGACTGATGATTTAAATGAAGGTTTTGCTTACAATCCTCAATCACCAGATCCTATGGGTTGGAATAACCCTTACAGGTCAACAGAACCATTTGATTTTCGTCAAGGTACATGGCAACTAGCTGATGTGCCTGCTGAATTTGGGCAACGTGAAGAAAATTTAACTGCCGCTGGTATGGCAGCAGAGTATTTAAGTTTTTTTGGTCTTGGTCAAATGATGCCGTTTGTGTACGACATGATTATGGATGATGTCCCTGCGTCAATGATTCTTCCACAATTGCGAATGCAACCAGAATACAATGTGCGTTTTCCTGCACAACAGTTACGTTTGCAACAAGGTTTAGGGTTTTTATCAGAAACTGAATACATAGGTCTTGAAAGTAATTTTCAACAAATAGCAAGTGCAGCAGGAATACCTGATGGGTTTGTAGACAAAGCCGCAATTACAGAATTAATTGCTAACGATGTTTCTGCTTCTGAATGGCAAGCAAGAGTTGTTTCGGCAGAACGAGCAAAAAATCAAGCAGATCCAGAAACAGTTAGAATGTTACGGGATATGTATGATTTCGCTGAAGGCGATATTACTGCTCTTTATTTAGACGACACTAAAACACAAAATATTGTTGCTGCTCGACGAGAATTATCTGATTTAGGATTAGCTGTACGAGCAGATCAAGTGTTGAATACACGTACTGCTGACATTGTTCGACAAGATGTTGGTAAATTACTTGGTCGAGCTAATGTTCAAGAAAGAGAAATTGCTTCAACTTTGACTCCTTTGCGGGGGCTTACTAGCAATCTTCTTGGAGAAGAAGCAATGAGTGGTGGTACTTTAACTCGTGGTGCATTTAATCTTGATGCGGCAAGTGCAGAAGCATTACAACAAAGAAGAGAAGGCCGAGTAGCTTCTTTTGCAGGAAAAGCTGGGATGATGGCTTCAACTGCTGGGATAACCGGTATGGGTGAAGCTACTTAAAACTTGCATTGTGCACATTAAAAGACTATAAATATAAATGTTGTTCGGCCCTTTCGGGGTGAGCCGTGCAACACCTCCATCCGAAGTACCACCGCTGAGGATGCGTATAGGCAGGTGAGTGACATATGACAGACACTAACTCCACTGACAACAGTGAAAGTTCTGGCAGTTCAACTGAATCGAAACCGAATTGGCGACGAGATTTAGAGAATCGAGCTAAAGAAGCTGAACAAGAAGCAGCATCTATGGCAGCGCAACTTGAATCTTATCAACGTCGGGATACGTTCCGTTCAGCAGGGCTCGACCCTGATGATGCTCGTGTCAAGTATTTCGTTAAAGGTTATGATGGTGAACTTGATGCTGAAGCTATCCGGCAGGAAGCTATGGCAGCAGGTTTTATAGGTGAAGATTCACCTATGCCTCAACCAAGCGTAATGAATGATGCTTTAGCAGTGGAACAGCGTATCCAAGCAGCCGGTGAAGGCGGAGAGCCAGTTGTTTCACCCGACCTAGAAGACCGAATTAAAGCAACAACTAATCAAGATGAATTGCGTGCTTTAATGGAATCTGAAGGCATTTTATGGGGTGCAACTTCCTAATTTCCTAGTCATTGGAGTCCGACTTTAAGGATTTCAAGTGGCATATACAACCACCTCCACACTTGACGATCAGGTAAAAACGGCGTTTGATCAGGTTGCGTACTTTGCTTTGCGTTCGCAGCCTTTGTTCGAAATGGTCGCTGATGTCAGGTCCACCGCTCAGAGCCACAACGGTTCTGGCGTACAATTCACGTTCTACGCTGACATGGCACAGGCAACATCAGCCCTCACTGAAGGTTCTGATGTAACTGCTGTTGCGTTGACAGACAGCGCAGTAACCGTAACTCTTGCAGAGTACGGTAACGCTGTCATCACCACCGCTAAAGTGCGTGGAACATCGTTCCTCAACGTAGATGCTGATGCGGCCAACATTGTTGGTTACAACATGGCTGACTCGATGGACAAAATCGTTTCTGATGTCGCTAACGGCGGCAGCAATGTAACGCATGTCGGTCAAACAAGCCGTGGCGCTATTACAGCTTCTGATAACTACAGTGCTGCTGAAGGACGTAAAGCTGTTGCACAGCTTCGTACTCGTAACGCACCGGGTTGGGACAACGGCAACTACATGGCGATCATTCACCCTGATGTTTCTTACGATCTTCGTGGAGACACAGCGGTAACTGACGTTATTAATTACCAACTGTACCAAGACGGAGCACCAATCCGTGCAGGTTCAATTGGTACTTTCAACGGCATCGAATACATTGAGAACCCTCGTGCAGGTCTAATTGCCGACGGTGGTTCCGGTAACGTTGATGTTTACCAAACCCTTATCTGCGGTCGTCAAGCTGTTGCAAAAGCATTCAGCCGTGCACCCGGATTTGGACCTGAGCCAAGCATTGTTGTTGGTCCTGTGACTGATACTTTGCGTCGGTTCAACCCAATTGGCTGGTACCACCTTGCTGGTTATGGCATCTTCCGTGAAGAATGCATGCAGCGTGTGGAAGCAGCTTCCACTATTGGAGCTAACACCTGATAGTTAGTCCATAGAGGTTTGGAGGGGTCGGGTTTTCCCCCTTTCCCCGGCCCCTCCATTTTCCTCTGCTATCATTTAAAATATGCCTAAAGTAAACGGAAAAAAATACCCGTACACCGCCAAAGGAAAAGCTGCTGCTGCGGCTGCAAGGAAAAAGAAAAAAAATGCAAAAACCAAACGGTGATGTAACAATTAGGCCTAAACCAATTCAAGGAACGAGTAATACAAATGGCTAGTGGTCTTTACGTTGAGACTTTTGAAGCGGCTTTAAAGAATGACCTTGCTCTCGACATGGATAATGACACTTTTAAGTGCATGTTGGTGACAGCTTCTTATACACCGAACTTTGAAACTCACACAAATAAATCAGATGTGTCAAATGAAGTTTCAGGTACTGGATACTCAGCCGGTGGTGAAACTCTTACTAGTGTTGCTATGACTAGCAGTTCCGATGGAACGGGCACAATTAAATGGGATGCTGACGACGTTTCGTGGACTAGTTCTACGTTGTCAAATGTGCGAGCCGGAGTTATTTATGATGACACGGTTACGGACGATCGTTTGATTGCATACATAGACTTTGGGGGAGATTTTAGTACAACGTCAGGTACATTCCAGATTCAGTGGAATGCGTCTGGTATTTTTACCCTTGATTTGGTTCCGTAGGAGCAATAATGCCAAGTTCTAATTACCCAACTTCCCTTGATACAACTTCAACGCAGGTAACTCCGGGCTCTACTACTGATTTAGACGCATCGGGTTTTGAGCATGATCAGGTACACGGTGCTGCTTCTACTGCATTAATTGCTTTAGAAACTAAAGTCGGTATTAGTGCTTCGCCTGCTGCTTCAGCGTCAACGAACGCTGTGCTTACGCATACTGGTACAGGTACGACAGCGTGGTCTACTACGTTGACAAGCCCAACTATTGCTGGTGCAACTCTTTCGGGTGCTGTTGTGGGCGCAGACCAAATTATGTCTGCGGTTACCCATAAGGATTACTCTGAAACGGTGTATGCCGGTGGTAACACTGGTGCGAGCCCTGCAATAGATGAAGCTAATGGCAACACTCAAACTTGGACGTTAGATAATAACGCTACGTTTGCTTTGCCAGCAGATTCTGGTTTGCAAGCTGGTACTGCACTTACGTTAATTTTGACTCAGGATGGTACTGGGTCACGGACAGGTGCTTTCCAAGTAAATAGTGCTACTACGAATGTTAAGTGGGCTGGTGGTACTGCTCCGACGTTGACGACTACTGCGTCGAGAGCAGATATTGTTTGTTTCGTCACGTTTGATGGTGGTGCGACTCCTACTTGGTATGGGTTTGTAGCTGGTCAAGACTTCCAGTAAGGATTACTAATGCCTTTCGGCTTATCTAAAGCAACAGTCTTAGGTGCTGCCGGAAGCGGTGGCGGCAGTGAAGGCGGCACTTATGAATGGGTTGCTGGGTTCACAGTAGAGTCTGCTGGCAGTGTTAATTCAGTATCGATGGACACTAGTGGTGCTACTGATTACCAAGAATGGTTTATTAAGTGGTCTTTTCTTGGCACAAATCCAACAGATGTAAATGTTCGGCTTAATGGAGATACAGGCAGTAACTATTACAGCAATGAATGGTGGACATACAACAGCAATGCTGGCGCAAATGGTCTTTCTAGCCATGATCAGTTAAGAATGGTTTGGACAGGTGGCACAAGTGCAGGTTATGGATCGCCTGTTTCTGGGATTATTAGTATTTCTGGTGGTAACACAGTCCGTAAACAATCTATTGAAACATTAACTTATAGAAGTTACGACACTTACTCGACTTACGGTACTTATGACTTTGGGACTACGCTTAGAGCAGTTACAGCCTCAACTATATCTACTGTGACTTTGTATGCTCAAACGCCAAGTAACTATTTTAGTATCGGGGACACTATCCAAGTGTTTGGTGTAAAGAAAACGAGTAGCTAATGGCAGGAAATAATTGGATTCCAATAGAGTCAATTAGTGGTGCCGCTACTGATTATTCGTTTACTAGTATTCCTTCTGGCTATAAAAGTCTTATTTTGAAAGGCTTAGTGCAGTCATCTGTTAGCACATATGTACAAGAAGGGTACCTTAGATGCAACAATGACACTGGTAACAACTACGCAGATTCAGAATTTGGTTATCACGGAAATACGTCTACTATAAAACATGCGATGGTTGACGGTG